AAACAGGCTGTGCTGTCTGACCGCCGACTGTGCCGCCCTGAACCGCCGCCATATAGTTAGCGAGCGAGGAAAGTGGCTGTTCCTGCTCAAACTGGAAACGCTGGATGTCAGCCGCAAGTTCAGCTTGCGCTTGTGCCTCTCTAGCCGCGCCAACCTCGCCAAGCGTCTGGATGTCGGCAAACCCGAACTGACGCGCCGCAGGTGCCTGTGCAATCGCGGCCTGTTGTGCTTGGTATGCGGCAGGGGCAAGTGCCTGTGCCAGTGCCGCTTGCTGGTATCCGGAGCCGTATCGCCCTGCCCGTGATGCCTGACCCTGAACCTGCTCAACGACTGGGCGGAACGCCGCAGACTGTAGAGGGTTAGTTCCCATTAGGTTCTGCATGACCACGTCCTGCGTGGCCTGAATGAATGGTGACCCTGAGATAGCCTGTTGACGCGCAGATGACAGAGCCATCTCGGTCTCTGGGCTGTAGCCGATTGTCGTCTGCTCTGGGTAATACTGCGGCTGTTGTCCATACAGGCGCTTCGCCTCTGACAAGCCGTATTCAATAAATGGCTGGGCGTATTCTGGTGCGCCTGTGCTTGATGTAAGCGTTCTAGTCTGTCCGCCGCCTTTACTCATTTTCAAAATCCTTCATCAATACAACCGCAGATTCGCGGTATTCTTTAAGCTGTCTTGACCAGCCCTTCCGGCCTACTATTTCCATCCCATCGCACCCTATTGACTTTGCCCAGTGCGCGATAGATTTCTCGGCTTGCATTAATTCTTCAAGATTTCCGCCAGCGAGCCATATACGGCACATTGACTTCTGCGGATAATCTACTATCTCGGTTATAATACACGATATCGGCAAAGGGTGAAACTGGGCTTTCCCGTCAAGCACAAAATCGCGTACATCGTCAATACTGTGCGACCCACCAGCGTATTCCAGCGCGTCCTCTATGTAACGCTTGCAACGATCCCAGTCGTGTCTGAACCTGTCGTCAGCCGATAATAAGGTAGGCAAAGTCTGCATCGTGTCCCTGATTGTCATGACCAATAACCATTGTGCCATTGGTGCTGGTTGCCTCAACATACGGGTTGTGGTGCCAAGGGTTGTGGCCAACGCCACAGAAAAAAACTAGGCTCTCAACGCTATATCGAGGCTCAGATATTGTCGTCTGAGTTTGATTGGCGGATAGCGTGACATAGCCAACGCTGTTGAGTCCGCCCTCAATCGTCCGGTTTAGCACCTCGGCCACCTCTCTTGTGGTTGCCGTGATAGGGTTAAGTATGCGGAAGTTGGTCTGGCGTTGCTCTATGGTCATCGTCTGCCAACCTTTCTGGCGTCAATGTCCAGACCTTGAGCAAACTCCCAGCTTCCTGTCAGGTTCATCCTAGCGCGGTGGTATCTGTCCTGTGCGCGGAAAGGTGCAAAGCCGTCAGCGTTGGGGGCAACCGCGTCAGTGAATGTGGCCGACTCAGAGTGCAGACTGCGGGTGCCGATCTGAATTGTCACTGAGCCGCCCCGATGGTATGGATAAACGCGGGTGACGATTGTGAAGTTGCCAGTGGCCAGACCTGTCTCGCCTGTCTCAATGACCGCATTCAGTGGGTCGCCTGAGAATGCGTGAATTTTGTTGCCAAGTGCGCCGCCGAATAGGAATTGGCCGCCCTTGTATAGTGCCGAGTCCAGAGACGCCGGAAGCGCATCAATGCTGGTCGATAGGTTGTCCAAGTTTTCCAGTGTGTAGCCAGCAGTAAAGAAAGGCGCAATCAGGTCGGCAGTCACGTTTGCGTATGACCAGCGATTTGTGGCGTAGTTATATATCAACAGCTTATCCGGCGTGTCATCGACTGCGCTGTTTGACACATAAGACCAGACCGCAATCTGGTTCTGCGGGTCAACGCTGGACGTGATCTTGTCCTTGTAAGAGAAGTTGACATCCTTGAAAAAGTGCTTGTCCACCTTCTCCGCGCCTATGTTCTTTGAACTCTGACCGTCGAACATATAGAAGCCGTCATCGGACAAATAGAAAATGGTGTGGCCGATATTACACACCGACCCAGAAACCTGACAGCCACGCGCTGTCTCTACCTTGTCAAACTGCCAGACCAGAGGAAGGCCAGTGTATGTGGCTCGCACGATGGCTCGCTCCATCAGGATCGTGCAATACTCTCCGCCTATGATCTTTACGATGTTGCCAGCGTCAGGGATTTCCTGAAAATCACTCTGCCCCGTTCCGGCTGTCCAGCTTGTCGGGTCATCGAATGCAGACCAGACCGCCTTGTAAGGCACACGGCCAGAGCCACTATCAACATTAGCAATCCACACGAAATCACGCACAACCGCCAGAAAGTCACCTTTTGGCGGTGTCCCTGCCAAATCAGCAAACACAGTGCTTGTGCCTAGAGTCCAGACCTGCGGCTCCTCGCCTGTGCCGCCTGTGGCGATAACCTTATTACCAAACTGCACGAACTCCCAACGCTCTGCGCCTGTCAGGTCGTAGCCGCCAACCTTGCTGACATCATCTAGGTTGTTTGTTCCGGCGTTAAACTTGTACAGCTTTGTCGCGTCTCCGGCAAACAACTGCACCGTGCCGTCATCTTCCTTCGCCGCAAACACGTTCAGGATAGTTCCCGTGGCCGCGTTGCTGTATGCCACAAATTCGTTGAGATTGCGGTATCCACCAAGCGCAGGGATTACGTTCTCCGCGACTGTGACGCCAGCGTTGTTATAGTCGGGCTGATCCGGTAGCCACTCACCAAAATTAATCATTGTTGCAACCAAACCTCGCTACCTGCGCTGACTTGGCTCCATATCTCCGAGCCAGCCGCAATCTCTGTCCACGTCTCGGTGCCTTCGTCAACGTTAGTCCAATCTTCGCCAAGCACCTTGCCTGTCATTGTAGCACTAGCCGCAATGTTTGACGATCCCGACATAACGTAGTCGGCTGTCGTTGCGCCTGTGGCGGTAAACGCCGCGTCTGCGGTGCCTTCAAGAGAATAAACAAGAAACGCCGAGGCAGACGCCGCGAAAGAGAAGTCACCCGAACCTGCGTATGACGCAATGAACGTGGCAGTAGCTGTGGCTGATGCCGCACCAGTGACTGACGCCGCAAAGTTCTGAACCCTGTTAGCCACACCTGCGGATGTAACGGCTATGTCTGCGGTTCCTGCCGTGACTTGCGTGCGTTGCGGCGTGGCTGTTGCGGATACAGCAACCGCCGCAGTTCCGGCAAACTCAATGGCAAACTGCACAGCACCAGTGGCGTTCACAGCTATTGCCGCGTTACCGTCAAAGTGTATGACATCTAGCTGGTCTAACTGATCCAGCGTCAGGCCATACGCATCCAACTGCTCCAGCGTTCCCCAATTATCCAACTGCTCTAGGGTAGGGTTAGACCAGTCAACCTTTGTTAGCAGTAACGCGCTATCCAGTGAGTATGGTAGCGCGTCAATGCTTGTGACAAAGTTATCTAGGTGCGGGGTGCCTGTGGCCATATCGGCTCACCTACGCCGCAGTGATGTCTAGGTCGCCAGTCGGTATCTTTAGAATATCACCAGAGGCGATTGTCTTGGCCGTGGTGAACGCGCCGTGGATCAGCAAGTTGCCTGATGATGCCGCATCAAAGATGCCAAAGTGAGACACACTGCCCCAAGAGCCAGTAGCCGCCGCGAACTCAATGGCGGCATCGTTGGCTGACGCACCACTCGCCGCCGCACCAAATGATGCCACGACACGGCTGTAGTTATTGCCAGTCAGTTCGGTGCCTGAGTTGTCATCACCGAATGATCCGGTTGACAGGCCGACATAGACATTGGTTGGCATTGTGTATGCCCCAACAGAAAGGACATGATCCAGCAGTTCATTTTCTAGGTAGTCGCTAAGGGCTGACATTTTTAACTCTCCGCAGAATTATTTTGACGTTGGTAGATAGACTGTATTTGGAGCGATCCGGTGCCATAGTGAGCGCGTTGCTCATCGACCTTGATCTCGTTTATGGCAGTGTTAAAGCGTTGCATATACTGCGCCGCCCTAGTCTCGTCCAGAAGGTATGCGTATGCCTCGGCTAATGCGCCGTAAAGGTAGGCGTCAGGGTGGCGGGTCAGGACAACATTAGTCAGGTTGCTGTCAGACAGTGCCGACAGGCCGCCCACATAGATAATCTCGGCAGTGTAACTGGAGTCAGGTATTGGACGCAGTTTCATCTCGCCGCCGACAATACTGAAACCGAGGGGCTTGCCAGAGCCGTTAGATGGAAAGGTTGAGTCCAAAGATGTCGGGCTGTAGTAAGTCAGCACAGTCTTTGGGTCGGTGGCCAAGGTTATTGACCGCACCTCACGCAAGTCAGTAGGCAGGGCAATATATTCATCGCCGGATGTCAGAGTCGCAGTGGCTCGCTTTTCCTGATCTCGCGTCTCAAGTTCACGCGACATACGCGACTCAGCAAGATGGATAAAGTTAGGTATCTGCGAGTCCAAGTCAGAGCGAGCGAGGAATGCCGCGACAGCCGTCTTTAACTCGGTGTAGGTGCTGATGCTCATAGTGTTCCGCCGCCTGTCCTAAAATCACGATTCTGACTATCATTCAGCCAAGCCTTCCACGCCTTCGGGTTTTCGCGTGGACTGCCTAGCGTCTCCAGAAGATGATTATAAACTACGTTTGGTATTTCCGCCACATGATGAACGTGTTTCTGTGTGCCGTGAAAATTTGTATTGCTCCAGTCGTTGCTCATCTGCTTGTTGATCTTTAGCAAATTGTCAAAGTTCTGGATCGTCTCAACGACTGCGGTGTCGCTGGCGTCTTGGTGCATCTTCATCACCGTGCCTGTCGCCGCATCGCTTTTAATAATTCTCTGCATCTTAATTCCCTTAGAAAAGTAAAGGGGGCGACACATGCCGCCCCCTATTTTGCTTATGATCCTGACAGATCAAAAATGCCAGCGTGTGCCTTTGGAGCCAGTGGCTTCAATGCCCACTCACAGATGATCTGTGAACGCTCTGCGTCACCGTTCTTCGCCAGAGCAATCTCGGCAAAGTTACGGCCATTCATTGTGCAAAGCTCAACGAATGCAGGGTCGATCAGGAACATCTTGTCGTTTGACATGAAGCGTGATGGAGTTGCCTCAACTGTACCAAAGTCAGTAAGGAATACTGATGTTGATCCAACGTAGGCGACTTCCTTCGCGGCAGTCATGTTCACGTCATTGCTGACAAGGTTGCCAGATGCTGACAGATCAGAGAAGTTCGCACGGTTAGTGGCCGAGCAAAGCATCATTGATGGGTTTCCGCCATCTGTCCAAGCGTCCTGCATTCCATCTTCGATCAGCGCAAGTGTCAACGCACGATCATCACCGTCAGTCACTGTGTCTGTGCCTGTACCTGCTGAGAACGCACCCGAACCCGCACCGACTGAACCGTTTGTGATCCAAGTCATCAGAGACGCAGATTTACGTGGGTCTGATGCAGAACGTGCAACATTTGTGTCGGTGATTGACTTCTCAATATCACGACGAAGCTCGATCGCTTTTAGCACTTTTTGATAGTTATGCTCACGCTCGCGTCCTGCTGTGTCAACAGCATCGAGTGTGCCAGATGTAGCAAATGACTTCACTGAAATCTGATGATAATTACCAAGACGGACTGTTGGAGTGGCCGCCGCTGTGCTGGCGTCAGCACCTTCGTTGACGTGGTTGTCAGCCGC